TGAAGCTGGCGCAACGCTGGTGGTACGTACACCGCATATTCAGTTTTGGGACTCAGCACGTCGGATCGCTCTACTACTGCATTCCGGCGCGTAATCTGGACTCTACCGAGGGAGGTAAAGTGACGTGAACAAGGAATTACTCGCCCGCCACCGTGAATGGAAATTAACCCCTACCGGCAAATTTGAAGTAACCGGCTTTTCTGCCGTCGATGCCGCCGTGGCTGCGAAAATCAGCGACACATTCAGCCGCGTATCGGTCACACACGCGGACCCGGCGCGCGCACGCTTTGCCTCCTTCCTGGCGAGAGCGCCCAAAGACCGCGTTTTCGTCGGCCAGTATGATTCCGTGGTCGAGTTTCTGGCCGCATTGCGTCGTGCAGCTGCCGGACGTGGCAGCGTGCCGGAGGACGTGCCGGTTAACCGTGACGCTCTGCCGCTGGTCAACATTTCCCGATCGTTTGATTTGGCCTATGAGAGCAACGATTACCAGCGCGATCGCCGTGATGCTGGTTTCATTTACTGCGACGACGGCGTTACACCTGCCGCTGTGCTGGAAATCACCCAGGCCACACTGACCTACAACGTGTCGCTCATTGCCGCTGAGAAAACGACGTTAGGACTGATGTGTAACGCATTTGCCGGAGATCTCCGTTTTCTCTCCAACACCAGCTTTAAGGCGCAGGAAAAGATCGTTAACGTCATGGCCGAGGTGGATTGCTGCATTACCGAAGCCAAAGGCACCGGCTTTACCGATATCTCACCGCCGCTCACTGAAAACCGCATATTCGCCGCCCAGGCAATGATTATGGTGATGGCCGATGTGTATCTGGCGTGGGAAGTGGATGCCACGCGTATCCGAATCGAAACCGTCGGCAACGTGTTGAGGTAACTATGGCCCAGCTCCAGCAGTATTTTTTGCAGTCCGCCACGCTGAACGGCCAGGTAATTCCGCGTGACTGGGTAAACAGTACCCTGTATCTCGAAAAGACCAAGCTCACCGGGCCATTGGTGCGCCTGGAGGTCAGAGACGCCACCGGTTCGATAACCGATGACTTTAAAGCCGCCTACGGGGCAACGCTGGTGGTGGAATTTGGCGATCCGACCGGGGCGCGCGGCACCATCAAAGAGACGTTCTTTGTCACGTCCGCACCTGCCCGGGGCGATGTGATAGAGATCGTTGGCGTGAGCATGGATTTAAAGCGAGTCAAAACGGCAGTGTCCGGGGCAAGGCTGTACGCAAACCGCCAGCCCGGGGATATCCTCGCCGATTTCGCTGGTGGGCTTACAGTGGAGGCTGACGCGTTTAAAAAGGCATGCACCTATCACCTGAATATGGGCGAAAAGCCGTCCGTGGTGCTGAGCCAGGTTGCCCGCGACAACGGCGCGCTGGTCTGGATGGCGCGCGGTAAGTTTTATGTCAAAGAAATGGCCCGCCTGATCAAGACCAAAGCAGCGTTTGTCTATGAGGCCAACAACCCGGCAGCGGCCTACACAATCAGCCGTCAGCAGAATATCAATCAGGATTCCGCCGCCACTGACAGCCGCCAGTACCGGTTTGTCGGCTACTCTATGACCGACGGCTTTATGGAGGCCGGAGACGCGGCGCTGCCGGTTAAATACGTGTCCGATGCGGACATGGCCACGCTGAAAAATATGCAACAGGTGCTGGTGCCGAAACTGGATATTGAGGTGTCCGGCAACCCGGATATTACCGCAGGCATGGTGATTGGCATTCAGATCCACCGTTACGACAATCAGAACCAAACGGACGAGTCTCTGCCGAAAAACTTCATCGTGGAGCGTGTGGCCCACTATGAGGACCGTATTTCGTACACCACGCGCGCCATTCTGGGAGTGCCTCACATTGAGTAAGAAACGTGCTGTTATCGCCGGGACCAAACACCCGGGCGGGCTGGTGCGCGCGCAGATCCGCCTGCTGCCGGAGTGGAACGGCGTACCCGAAGAGAATCTGCCGTGGGCGGAGTACATGCTGGGGATCGGCAACGCCTTTACACCGACCGTTACCGGTGATCTGGTCTGGGTGGAGTTTCCGTATACCGATGCCCGGGGAAAGCCGGATACGCGCAGGCCGCTGATCGTGGGCGCGGCGCAGGACGCCCCGGGCGGCGTACCCAACGTTGCGCCGGAGGCATCCGGGCAGGGTGAGCCGTGGGCTCCGGGCGAAGTTGATGGAGCGCCGGCACGGCCAAAAACAGTGTCCACGGAGGATTTTGTTGTCCATCGCAATAACATCCTGGAAGTGCGCACGGCGGGCGGCGGATATGAGATAGCAAACACCGCTGCCGGCGCTCGCGTCGGTATCAACGAATCGGGGGAAATGTATCTCATCGGCCCGGGAAACCTCCTGCTTAATATGGCCGGGGATATTATTGCCAAGGCTGGAGGCAAGATCATGCTTGAGTCGGGTGCGGACACAAGCATGAAGTCAGGGGCGAAAATTGACATGACAGCCGCTGGTGCGCTGACCGGAAAAGCCGCGTCGGTATCGTTTTCGAAATAAATAACAGTAATTCTAATCACTGTTTGATAAATTACCTTTAATTAGTGCATTGGGTAATTTGAAAATGAAAACGCCTTTCCTGAAAAACGTCTGTATCTACCGCCTTTCCCGGGACTTCAAGCTGGCCCCGGAAGCGCTTGAAAAACAAATGGCAGAGTTCGCCTTCACCCCTTGCGGTTCGCAGGATATGAGCCGCAGGGGATGGGTGAACGTCACGCCTGAAAAGCTGTTCATCGAGCATGAAGACAGCTTCCTGCTGTGCTGCCAGCACCAGGCAAAAATCATCCCCAATCCCGTCATTAACGATGCCGTGGCAGAGCGTGTCGCCAAAATTGAGGCCAACCAGGGGCGCAAAATCCGCCGCATAGAGCGCTTAAGTATCAAAGATGAAGTGCTGCATACCCTGCTGCCGCGTGCGTTCTCAAAGAACACCAGCAATTACGTATGGGTGGATGTCGCCCACCAGCTCGTTTTCGTCGAAGCAACCAGCGCCCGCGTCGCCGAGGATTTACTGGGCCTGCTGCGCAAAACGCTTGGCTCACTGCCGGTTGTTCCGCTGATGATGCAAACCCCGATTGAACTGACCATTACCGAGTGGCTGAAAAAAAACGCGATGCCTGCCGGTTACGCTGCCGGAAGCGAGGCTGTGTTAAAGGCGATTCTGGAGAATGGCGGGGCTTTGCGCGTCAGCAAGCAGGACCTGCTGAGCGACGAAATAACAACTCATATCGACGCCGGAAAGCTCGCCACCACGCTGGCGCTGGACTGGCAAAAGCGGATCACATTCCGTCTGGCTGACGATATGACGATTAAAGCCATTCACTATGCCGATGACCTCCGAGATCAGAATGACGACATCGAGCGCGAGGACATCCACTCCCGGATGGTCGCTGACTTCATCCTGTTTAAGGCCGAGTTTGGCGCACTGCTGGCGTCACTGATTGACGTGCTGGGGGGTGAGTATGCGCGGTAACGCCATTACCCACCAGCTGAGCTACGGATCGGTTTGTAGTGGCATTGAAGCGGCCAGCATCGCATGGGAATCAATGGGCCTGCGTCCTTTCTGGTTCGCTGAAATCGAGAAATTCCCCTCTGCCGTACTGGCGCACCACTGGCCGCACATCACTAATCTGGGCGACATGACCAAAATCGCTGCGGCGATACGTGCAGGCGACGTGGAAGCGCCCGACATTCTGGTAGGCGGCACGCCTTGCCAGGCATTCAGCATTGCCGGTTTGCGTAAGGGCCTATCCGATGCGCGCGGGCAGTTAACCTTAGCTTTTGTGGAATTAGCAAATGCCATCGACGACGTTAGAAAAGCCGCAGGCAAACCGCCCTGCATCATCATCTGGGAAAACGTGCCAGGCGTCCTCACAAGCCCGGATAACGCATTCGGAAACTTCATTGCCGGACTGGCTGGCGCAGATGAAGCAATCGAACCAGGTTCACGACCTAAGCCAGGGAAAAACAGCAAGTTCTGGCGCTGGCGCAAATCGGCCGGTCAGCATGCTCCAAAGTGGGCAACTGCTGGTGGTGCTTATGGACAGCAACGAGCGGTGGCCTGGCGAACCCTTAATGCCGAATACTTCGGAGTGGCCCAACGACGCCGCCGTTGTTTCGTTATCGCAAGTGCTCGAAAAGGATTCGATCCCGTCCAAATACTTGCTGAGTTCGACGGCCTGCGCAGGGATTCTGCGCCGCGCCGTAAACCGGGGGAGATTGCTTCCGCCCTCACTAAAAATGGCGTTGGAGTCGTCGGCGCAGACGACAACCAGGCACAAGCAGGACATCTGATCCCTGCGGCCTACGGCGGCGGTAACACTGCCGGGGCAATAGACGTGTCAACCACACTGACCACCAGCAACCAGCGGATCGACTTCGACACGGAAACGCTAATCACCTTCCCGGCACAAATGTCAGGCACCCAGTTTCAATCCGGGGGCGGGGAAGTCAGCCAGACCATTCAGGCGCATAACCCGACAGCAGTATGCATGCCAGACCGCCTGATGGTGCGCCGCCTGATGCCGTATGAGTGCGAGAAATTACAGGGCTTTTCTGGCGCGCACACAAACATCCCCTACAAGGGCAAACCAGCACAAGACGGTCCGCGCTATCGTGCTATCGGTAACTCAATGGCCGTGCCTGTCATGCGCTGGATCATGACACGAATCGCACAAGCCCTCGACGACCAACAACGGACTGACAAAATGACGGATACAGCTATACCAGTTAAGAAACGCGCCAGTAAAAAAGCCGCCAGCGATAAGCCAGATCGAAACAAGCCGTTTTTGAAATGGGCTGGTGGGAAATTCTCACAGCTGGATCAGATACTGCCGCTTATTGGCACTGGTGATCGCCTCATAGAGCCGTTCGTGGGCGCAGGGTCTATCTTCCTGAATGCACCAGGCTTTAACCGATACGTCCTGAGCGATTCCAGCAATGATCTGATTAGCCTTTATCTGGCTCTACAGGCGGCTCCGTGGCTGGTGACTGACAAAGCACGGCAGATGTTCGCCAATGGCAATGACGAAGACTCTTTTAAGGGTATCCGCACCCGGTTTAACAGCATCCGGTATACGCCGCATGAGCGCGCTGCCGCTTTCCTGTACCTGAATCGCCACTCTTTCAACGGTCTGATGCGCTACAACCAGAAAGGCGAGTACAACGTGGGGTTTGGCAAATACAAAGCGCCCTACTTCCCGGAGGAAGAACTGGCTGGTTTCGCCGCCATGGCTCCGCGCTGCGAGTTTGTATGCCGCTCTTTCGTTGACACCATCCGTCTGGCTGGCGAGGGCGACGTGTTATTTTGCGATCCGCCGTATATGTCACTACCCGACACATCCGGGTTTACTCAATACACAAAGGTGCCGTTTACCGATGAGCACCAGTGGCAGTTACTGAATGAAATGGTTGCCGCCCACCAGCGCGGCGCGCGCGTGATTGTGACCAACTCGGGGCATCCGGCGCTGATTGAAGCCTACAAAAAAGCCGGGTTTAAGGTCCGGGAATTGTTCGCGCGCCGGTCGATGTCATGCAAAGGAGATAAGCGAGAAGTGGCCGTGGATTTGGTGGGGGTGCTGGGGTAAACAAAAGGCCGCTTTCGCGGCCCCTTTTTTATGCTTTACGCATCAACGCTAACCGCTTCTCTCGCGGCAGCTCAGCCAGCGCCAGCAGGCCCGCTTTAAGTACGTGGGTACGCGTCAGATTTACGTCACCCTCGCTCGCCGCTTCCTGTAAAAACGAGACAATCTGTTTCAGATAGGCATCGGTCAGGGATGCAGTGACGGGAATGCTCTTTGTGCGAGCTTTTGCGCTGGCCTTTACCTCAGAGGGGATCGCCGTTCCGGCATCAACAAAATCGTCCTCAGTGCGCTTTTTTGGCGTGTCATTTACACGGTTTCTCACAGAATCACCTCTTCTACCAGAGCGCGGACCTCGGCTTTCGCCTTTTCGTTTTCCGCTTCAAAAATGGTTGTGCTGGATGCCCAGGTATCACGAAATACCTTGCGATCGCAGATGCGCGTTTTAGCCTGCGACATGGAAGGGAAATCTTTCAGCACGTCCGCTGCCTGGTTCCCCTCGTCAATAAACATGTTGGTTGGCGTCATGTTCAGCACCAGCCAGCCCCGAATTTTCTCGTTAAACTCCTGCGCGTCGGTAAACACGTCGCAAAGGTGCGGCATGGTATCCAGATCCATTTGTGACGGGCGCAGCGGGGAAAGGAATACGTCTGCGGCCATCAGCCCGGATCGCAGCTCCTGGCTGTCACGGCCAGCACAATCGGCGATGACGAAATCGTAATGCTGATTGTGCTCAATCAGCATGTTTTTAATCTTCCCGGACGCCGACACAACCGGGATATGCGGCAGTTTGTCATCCCGGCTGTTATACCAGGCCATTACGGATTGCTGGTCATCGGCATCAACGATAATCACGCGATGCCCCAGCGACATCAGGAAAGATGCAATAGCCACGGCCAGCGTGGATTTTCCGACACCACCCTTCTGAGAACCTACCAGGATAATCATACAGCCTCCATTGTCACACTGTAACAGTGTAATACAGTCGTACTGTATTATGGTGCGACACTATGACGCTGGCAATACCATTCATGGGGTTATGTGAAGAAACTAAATCAGAAGCCAGTCAACTGCCTGCTGGTCAGCAAACGATGGCTGGTAAACGCTCATGCCACCAGCTGCATCATTGAAGATCATCTCCTCACCTTCCAGGGTTACATGCTCCGCAGGAAGCCAGCATTCTCGACGGCAACATCCCGGATCGTTTGAATAAAAGAGGCCATTTATCGCGGCGTTTATATCCAGACCGGACTCGCCAGGGCGGGCGAAAAGGGGGTATTTGATGGGGGGGTGATGTGACACGGTAAAATTCCTCGGTTGGTATTGCGATCACCACCAGGTATTTACGTCCACAAAAAATGGTGATGACACTGACAGGAGTGGAAATACCGGCGCGAAAGAATACCGGCCAGCCCGAAAGCTGCCCTGCCAGCGCCACCATAATTCGCACGGCTGAATGCCGTTTAGGTACGCTGACGCAACGGCATATAAAGCGGCGAGATTCTCGCCATATGCCGTCTTTCGCATTTCCGGGTTTCCACGCCCGACAGGCTATGTGGCCTGCGGGGGCAAATATAACAATCGGCTTACATAATGCAAGGAGTTTGCGGGTAGCAGACTGAAATTGTACGACGATTAAGGTTAACGGCAGCGCGGCCAGAAAACTTAACTACTCGCCTCCGGTTCCGCCTAAATCACAACCTCTTTACCCTGCCTGCTGTACTCATTACAGGAGGCACTATGAGCGCAGCAGGCACTATCGACTCTATCTGTTCAGGGCATGGCGCATTCCCGCCCCGCCAGACCGCCGAAGCAGAGCCGTTTTTGAAAATTAATGGCAAGGCGGTGCTGGTGGACGGCAATGTGTTCCCGGATCACTCCGACGGTAATTCATCCCATAGCGGCGTGGCCGTCTCTACTCGTCCGTGGTTTACGGTGAACGGGAAACCCATTGTGTGTGTGTCGGACCCGGTTTCCTGCGGTTCGGTTGTGGCAACCGGCGACAGTTTCTTTCAGGTGGCGTGATGTTAGATGACGACAAACAAATAGCTGCTTTCGGCATTCTCAGCGCCCAGGGCGCGGTAACGCCGCTACCTATCATCGTTTGTGGGGAGATAGTCACGCTGGCGGGTGCGCTGGTTCAGACAATCACTCCCTTGCTGGTGACAGGTACGCCCTACCCGGCTTCCATCACCGGATACACAGCCAAAATAGCAGGCTATATCAGCCAGGCCACGCAGGCTGGCAGTGCCGCAGCGGCATTCAGTAAGGCGCTTGAGCCGTATGTAACACCCTCTGAGCTGTTACAGATGAAGAATGGATGGGAGTGTTACGCCAAAGGCAACAGGCTTAATCCTCCACCGGCTTTTCCGCTGGTGTCAGCACTCAATGATCGCGTAACCACGCAGGCGCTACGCGATGCGCTGAGTGCTGTTCAGACTACCGATCTGGTTAAGGCTATGGCGTCCATCAATACCGTTCTGGCGGTGCCACCAGCTCCAGCAGAGGGCGGCGCAGCAACTCCGGTCCCGGCACTGAGCGCGAAACAGATAGAGGATCTGCGGCTGGCCGTTGTCGCGCTCGATGCGGTATTTGCGTCTGTCAGCAATAACGTTGCGTTAACCACGAATTACACAAACCAGGTAAACCAGGCGACAGGCACGGCGACTAAATCCTTTAGCAACGCCGTCGCCATTACGCTAACCGTCGGATTAGCCACTGATCCGGTCATGTCGCAGGCTATTTCCGCCATCATGCCGCCAGGCGTTATGGACGCACTCAAAGAGGATTAAAAATGTTTTCTGGTGTTAAAGGCCCGCTGGTGGCCGCAGCCCTTGCCCTGTTCAGTTACGGGCTTATACAGGCTTATTCCGCATTAACAGATCATCTGGATTACGTGGAGACACTGAAAAAAGAAACGGGGAAGCTGACAGAAGAAAACGACACTCTTAACGAGCAAGTTGGCTCGCTCAAACAGGCCACGTTACAGCAGCAGGATCATATCGGCGTGCTGGAAACCGAACTGACCGCGCGGGAAGCTGCATTACAGGAGCATCTTACCCGGCAAAAAGACCTTGAAACCCGACTGGCAAAACTCAGCGAGGATAGCCGCAATGCCATTATCAATATCACCACGGAAATTAAGCGGGCTGGTCTGCAAGGCCTGCGTGTGCCTGAGTCTGTTATCAGGATGCAGCGAGAGCGAGCCAGGCAAATCAATGCCAGAAATAATCACAACAACGAAAGTAGTAACCCTGCCCCAGAAGCAGGCAATGCAATACCAGCCGTGTCTGATACCCGAGGATAGCCCGGAGTTTCTGGAGGAATACCCGGCGTACACCGAAGTGCTGTATGACGTGATTGAGCAGTGCAACGAGCGTAACCAGCTGCGCACTGATTACAATATGAAGTTATGACTATATGACAATAAGATAGGGCTGTGTTTACAGCCCTATCGATTCAGCCAATTCCATATAACCTGCGAGCGCACACGCTGGTTTCGTTCAGATTGACTTCATGATACCGGTCATTTATTAAGTTGCAGAAATCGTAGATATAAAAAGCAAGCACTCTTATCTGATTTGTTATTTTTTCGTATATGTCTTCATCTTCTTGACTATGACAGTAGTCACCAGGGTTGTGAAAACTATAAGTATCCTGATGAGCTAAGTAATTATATGGTGCCTTCCTGAACATGATCATCAGTTTGCTCCACTCCGTCACAAGATTTTCTGTAGCACGCGCTAAGTCTTGATCATTCAACTGAAATACTGGTGAGCTATAGATTTTGAATATTTCATCGTATTCGGATACAACCATTGCGTGAATATACTTCGCTTCCCACTGCAAACTTTCAATTGTTGAGGGGAAATCTATTACTCTAAGCAATTCCAGCAAATTTGAAAGATCTCTTTTTCGTAAAAGCTCCTCCCTCGTCGGTTCGGTTTGGTCGAAAATTTGCGGATAATGCAGCCTAAGTACAGCAGGGTCTTTAACTAAATCCGCTGTGATATCATCCCAGAACTCAACGCTAATTGGGAATTTACCTTGTTGTTGCCTGGCAACATTCATATTCCTGACAATGGACTGAATATTAACATCCCTCGGCGCTGTAGTTGCAATGTATAGAACTTCTATCGCTGGTCGAAATCCTTCGGCCTTACTCACTTCATCTTCGATAGTAGCTTGGTCAATTCCCCCAACTGTATTCTTACATTGGATGCCAACAAATTGCGCGAATGAATTATGACCGTAAACATCGACCCCATCCTGTTTTTGACCAGACCTGCCATGCCTAATTAAATTAGGATTAGACCATCTCAACTGGAAGGAACTTTTGCAAATATCTTCAAATTCATCCCATGACTTCGGGACATTTAATCTCATGGAATTATATGTAACCATCTACTATTCCCTTAATTCGTGTAGTCTTTTTTTTCAAAAAAACGCTTGAAACTTCACCCTGTCTAGTGCATTAAAAATCAAACTCCCGGCGGTTTTAACTTGGGATTTCTTTTGTGAATTATCAGAAAGTTTTCACGTTCTTTTTTAGTAAGCGAAAACTCCAGATATCCTATAGTTTGAAGCTGTTCCAATGCTTTTTTAATGGTTCGGTTTTGTTCGCTGACGCTGGACGCCAGGGAAAGGCGTTCACGGAGCCGGGCAAAAGAAACAGGTATAGGGCTGGCTGGCAGGCTTTCGATAAAAGTGTAGATGGCCTGGGCGGCTTCCTTCTTGGGCAGTGCTTTGATCGCGTGCTGCTGGAGCAATACCCGATAGTCCAGCTGAAACAGTTCCCACAACTTTTCGTCAGCCTCCAGCTCAACAATGTCACGATCAGCATCAAAGTAGCCTGTTTTTAGTAAGCCGGTTTGGTAGCTTCCCCGGGCATCCTCGCCACGCTTGAACGATATGGATTTGTTACGCAGCTTGCCCAGGGATTCGTGTATGGATACTCTCAGACGCCCGTCTATACGTTTTGCTGAGAACCCACACCCTTTTGCAAAGTCAGAAAATTTCAGCTGGATCTTATTCGTCTTTAGGCCGTGCTTACTGAATGCAAAAATTACCCCTATCCATACTTTAAAATCCACATCCATATCGAGGCGTGGTCCGCCAATCTTCACATTGTCATAGCCCTCAGCGCGGGCTATCTCCAGCTGTGAGAACAGTTCGGAGGCGTCAACGATGTTGTTGTTACCTTGGGATTTTGTGGGCTTCGGAACGAAAACCCCCAGCCGCATCAATGCCACTGGCTGCACCGTATTATTAGAATTAACTGTTAACTGTTTTTCCCGAGATTCCATGTCGCTGAATAGCGCATCAGAAATAAAAGTCTTATCAGTCATACGGTTGCCTTAGATTATTGGGCTAGTGACATCGTGTGAATAAAAGGATCGCTTATCCCGCCAGCACACACCTTACATCCCGCCAGCACACATATTCAACCCTACAGCACACATATTCCTCCCACCAGCGCACATTTTCATCCCGTCAGCACACATCGGCAAAGGCTTCTAAGCCAGACGGGGCGAGGCTCTCAGGCGCTGGGGATCTGTTTGGTACTCTTTGGGATCTATTTGGGATCTATTTACTGGATCTATCAAGTGGATATGTGGATAAACAACCTTGAAGATGTGCGCTGTTGGGCAATCAGCACATTCCACATGTGTGCTGGCGGGATAAAGACATGAATCAGGCCAGTCATGTGCTATGCAGAGGGATTTTTCCTGAGATTTACCCACCAGCACACATTTAAACGCGTGATACTTCCCTGTAGCACACATTTTCAAGGCCACGCCCGCCAGCACACATGTTTATCCCTACAGCGCACATCTAAAACCGGGCAAGAGGAATGTCTTTCCAGCGGGTAGTGTAGGCAGGCGAAAGCATTTCTCGCTTCATCTGCCAGTCAGGGGCAATTCCTCTTCCCGCAAACCATACATGTGCTAACCCTGAGTTATTAATACCATCCAGAACCTTCATAAGCTGATCGCTATTAGCACGTGGCTGAACGTCGTCAAACAAGGTCAGTTGGCTCACTCCAGACGGCACAAAATCGTTAAGCATGACTCCGGCTTTAGCATAACGATGCCCGTCTACCCATATACGGTCCAGCGCGCGTACAGCTGCATTGATAACATCTCGACTGTCTCTGGTCGGTATGATTAGCTTCTCAGTCGCCACGTTGCCGTAATACGGCTCATGGACGTTGAATGGGGATGTTTTGATGAATGCTGAGATATGACGGCAATATTGCCCTTCCTGCCGCAGCTTCTCGGCGGCACGTTCGGCGTACTGACAAATAGCCTGCCTCAGCTCGTCATAGGTAGTGATCCGCTGACCAAAGGATCGGCTACATACAATCTGCTGTTTAGCGGGCGGCGCTTCCTCAAGACTTATGCAGCTTTCACCACATAACTCCCGGACGGTTCGCTCCAGCACCACACTGAAATTCTTGCGAATGAATGTCGGGTGCGTGCGCGCCAGTTCCAGCGCCGTGGTTATCCCCAGCGCATTGAGCTTTTTGGAGATCCTCCCGCCAACGCCCCACAACTCATTAACCGGCATCAGCGACAGCATTTTATCAATGCGATTGCGGTTGCCTGGCGTTAGGGCCAGGACGCCGCCGAATTGCGGCCATTCCTTCCCGGCCCACTGAGCGGCCTTCGCCAGCGTCTTTGTGGGCCCCATGCCCACACCTATCGTTAATCCGGTAGATGACCGGACGTGATCGCGCAGCTGGTGGCCGAACTCCTCAAAAGTCATGCAGCCGTCAATGCCCCGGACATCAAGAAACATTTCGTCCACTGAATACTGTTCTACCCGGGGAGACAGCTCCTCAAGGCAACGCATCACGCGGGCGCTCATGCTCGCATACAGCGCATAATTGCTGGAAAAGGGAAACACAGGCTCCGGGAACTGCGTGGCCTTAAGCTGGAACCAAGGCATACCCATCTTGATGCCTAGCCGCTTCGCTTCCTTCGATCTTGCAATTATGCAGCCATCGTTATTCGACAACACGACGACAGGTTTATCCCGCAGATCCGGCCGGAAAGCCTTCTCACAGCTGGCGTAAAAGCTGTTCACATCAGCCAGCGCGAACATTACGCCTGGCCCCGGGTAGTATGAACAAAATGGGTGACAACCCCGAATATACAAAGCGTGTCTGGATCGGGATAGATTGCTGAGTAGGCAGAATTCATTGGCTGTAGCGCCAGCTTCGGTCTGGTCAGCAGCTGCTTAACGGTAAATCCGCCATCAACTTCGGCAATGACGATATCACCGTGCTCAGGGCGCAATGAACGATCCACCACCAGCAGATCCCCATCTTTAAGGCCGATATCATTCATGCTGTTGCCACTTGCGCGCACAAAGAATGTCGCAGCCGGGTGACGAATGCAGTATTGGTTTAAATCAAGCTCTGCCTCCACGTAGTCCTGGGCGGGGCTGGGAAACCCAGCGGCACACCTCTCAAGGTAAAGCGGGATAGCGAGTCGTTCTGGATTATTTATTGGAGTTATCAGTAACATAAGAAACATATCCGAATGTTTAAGCACTGTATAAAAATACAGTATAAAAGATATAGGGATATGTCGCCAGATTTAGGGAAGCGGTTAGAGGGGGTAAGGCTGGCGAGGTTTTCGCCAGCAAGGAGGCTTATTTATTCATGTTGAAAGCGCGCGCCATTTCCTCGCCGCCCACTTCAATCAGGATCGCTTCCATACCCGCCGATGGGGAGCCCTTTCCTCGTTTACGGATATAGTCTGATGCAGCTTCGGGGATGTATACCGCAAGCGTGGTCGCCTTATGCTTGCGAGGAGGCGCACCAACGCGCGGATACGCCACGGAATTCACAATGCTTTCAGTGTCCACGGACGTTTGTGCTTCCAGAATCAGCTTCTCGTTGTGAGTCATAACAATATGAGAAGCTAGCCCTCTCACCTCCTCCTCATCGAGGATAGCCAGCAAGTGATTACTGGCAATGCGGCGTGAGGCCGTTCTGGCGTAATGACTGGTGCCGCCACCGGCATAACGGTAATAAACCTCATAAGACATACGCGTAATTCTCCATGCGACAAATTCACATCAAAATAATATAAATTCTAAGACAAACAAATTAATTTTTAATTTTTATGCTCTTTGCAAAGTACAAAGTCCATTTACTGTGACAGTCAAAAGTAACCTCTCACCGCGCCCTAAATAGGGGCTGACCTGTGAGCAAAGATATTGCGCCTGCCCGCGCGCGCGTCGAAGAGATCAATAACCGCGCCGCCCGAGTAATGGCTTTTACTGTAGATATTCAACGTGATGCGACAGGCAACCTGATTACCGATCAGGATTTGCTGGCTCGCGCTGCGACCGATGGCGCACTGAAAGACCCTATGTTTGAAGGCGTGGATCGTCGTTTCGTGCGCCAGGTGGCGACCGGCTGGGCCTCTGCCATGATCGACTACGAAAAACGCAACGGTTGCCTGCCGCCTGCTGACGTTCTCGCTAACGCCCATCGCTGCACCGAAAACCTGATGATGGAAGCGGCCAGCGATAAGCACGAAGGCAGCGGCAGCGCGATGTTCGAATCCGTAGCAGTGGACATGCGCACCTCTGACGGCGTGATGCGTATGGCTCAGTACGTGGCACTTATCCTGCCGGTATCCCTGGGTGCGGCCACCAGCGATGTGTGTACCTTCGTTCCTTGTGATCGCGATCAGGCTGACATTTATGAACTCCTGAACATCGCAGGCACCGAGTTTGGCACCTTCAAAAAAGGCGATGAGCTGCATATGCAGCGCGCTGGCGTTTACGCTCAGCTCAAACGCTTCTACATCTTCCCGCAGGCCAACCAGCCTGACGGTACTGAAAAAGTCTTTACCTTCAAAATCGCTGATCTCGAAGGTAAAAACATGCCGATCAAGGCTGGCCGTACCAAGCTCCTGATCAACCGCCGCATGTCCAAAGTGGATGACGGCGACGGCAACCTCTATTTCAACGATTCCGATTCAAAAGGTAATGCGTTCTCCGCTAACTGTAAGGTGGATTACGACAAAGGCTCAATCACCGTCACGTTCACCGATGCGCCGGTTGTTGGCACCGAGCTGACCGCGCAGGTTGAAATTAACATCGAAAAAGCGCCTGAGCTGATCCCTGTTATCAACCAGACCATGCGTAAATACTCCGTGTCGCCGTCGCAGTACGTGATTGCGTCCGAGCACACGGTAATGTCCGCATCCGATGCCAGCCGTGAATTCGGCCTGAATATGGCGTCTATCCAGTTCACCGCCATGCGTAACTGGCTGTCCCATGAGCAGGACATGATGCGCCTGCGCACCATCGCATTCCATTGCGTCCGTGGCTACGAATTCGACGTGGCACTGCCGGAAGCGCAGCAGTACGAATCCTGGGTAGGGCTTATGCGTCACCGCATGAGCGAAATGAGCACCGAAATGGTGAACCTGACCCGTAAGGTCGGTATCCGTGGCGGCTTTGCTGGTGGCGAAGCGGCGAACTTCCTCAAATCTCTGCCGCCGCAGTATTTCACCATGGACCCGGACTACGTGCAGACCCCGCACATCCAGTTCATTGGCATTCTGTTTGGCATCTACCGCATCTATGAAGTGCCAAATATGGTTTGCGATCAGTTCATGGAGACTGGCTGCAACTTCGATCGCAACGACATTCTTTTCTACGGTCGTGGCGAGCAGATCGGCGAAGCGGGCCTGATTTCCGGCGATGCTGTACCAGCTATCCCATACGTCCACGAAACCAACCCGTCACTGATCAACCGCACTACGTTGTGGGGTTCCTCGCTTAACGAAATTCACCCGCGCTTCGGTGAAAACTACTTCTGCAAGCTGACACTGACCAACAACAAAGCTGGCTCCTACAACATGCTGACCGGCCAGAAAATCGGCTCCGACGGTGCCTCAATGATGATGGCTACCATGGCTGGCGCGCCGATTGTGGACCAGTCGGAAGAGGACGCGCAGGCTCAGGCGGAAGCGCAGGCCCAGGCGGAAGCGGAAGCAGCAGCGGCCAAATCAACCAAAACCACCAAGTAACCGAAACAGCGCCCTTCGGGGCGCTTTTTAAGGATTTATCAGATGAAACAAATCCCCTTTGCAGTGGGCCAGGCATCCGGCACGGCGGTAATGGCCGTTAATGCCGACGCTACAAACTCCGTGGCCGCTGGTGGCGCTTCAACGTTCGCCGGTTTGGTCCTGAGTCGTCGCGGTAAAATTGGCAAAGTCATCACCGTTAACGCCGACAACTTCCAGCTTCTGCTGGGTAAAGCGATCCATCCTCGCCAGGGTGAAGCATTCGAGCCACTGCGCCACGTTGAGCGCGCCACCAAAGGCGGCAACGGCTATGTGGTCCGCGTGCCAGCGCCTGGCATGAAAATCCCTGCGCTGGTGCTGGCCGTTAATCCTGACACCAAAGCACTCACCATTACCGCGTCCAATTTCAACGCCGGCACGCAGCCCGTGCTTCCCGCTGATAGCGTGGCGATGATCTACATTGACGACGGTGATGCGTCCGCTAACCGTACCCTGTCGCTGGTGGAAGATGAAAGCGCCGAAGGTTTCTACATTCTGACCCTGAACGAAACCGATGAAGCAGGCGGTATCACCGCACTTGAAACGCATCAGATTGCCTTTGCCCTCGAAGCGCGTTCTGACATGGGCAGTCCGGCATTCCTGGCAACCGCGCTGGAAAACGGCTCTACCCGCCTGGCCGCTATCGTCAGCGACGATGTGGAAGAGCAGCTGGCGCAGGCCACCAACGTCGAAGTGAAGGATGCGGCATTTACTGGCGGCAGCGACGGTGATTTCTCAACCGTTACACCAGCGGATTACGCTAAGGCGCTGGCGGTCCTGAAAAAATCAAGCGTGAACTTTACCGCGCTGTTATCCCTGGGTTGCTATGACAGCACCGTACTGGCCGATCTGGAGCAGTACGCGCAAAACCTGCGTGTGGACATGTTCTATGACCTCAAAGGCGCGCAGATGTCCACGGCGGCGATCACTGAGGCGAAAGGTCATGGTTTCGGCGGCTCACACCAGGCGGCGCGTTACTACTTCCCGTACTACTGCCGTGATGTGTTCGCAGGCGTGAAAGTGTGCTTCGGGATCTCCTGTGATGCCTTTGTTGCGAAAGCAAAAGGCGTGGCACTGGTATCCGATGTGGGCGGCTGGCATTACGCACCGGCTGGTGTGTCGCGTGGCATCATCAGTCGCCAGAATATCGAACCAATCCCGAACCTGGACGAAATCGATCTGGAAGCCTTCGCCGCTGCGCGTATCAATCCGGTTGCGGTTGACGATCAGGGGAACGTGTTCATTGACGATTCGCTGACCACCTTCGCCAAAAATAACTACCTGCGCCTGCAACACATCAGCTCGCTGATGAACGCTATCGCGCGTGGTTTCTATGCTGTCGCGCAGGCCGCTAAGCACGAACCTGACGGCGTAACCTCCAGTACCCTGCTGGAAGGCATGACCGACCTGTTAGAACGCTTCTCCGCAGCCGAAGCACTGGTTAAACCGCGTGATATTTCGCAGGGTGAAGAGCCATTCGTGCTCAAGCTGGCTCAGAAAGACATTGACCTGTGGGAGCTGGAATGGGCGGTGTGTCCGACCGGTTCTGCGCGCCGCATTGTCGGCAAACCTATGCTCTTCCGCTAAGAGAATAACGACATGATGACGAAACGTAACATGGGGTATAACCCCTTACTAAAAGCCGCCTTCTCGCCAGAAGTCGAAGCTAAAGCGCCAGACGCGATGCTGGAAAGTGCGCGCAACCGCAAGCCGGAAACTGACGATAAAGAAATGGCGATGTTTGAAGCACTCGATCGCCACATCAGTGAAGGGCGTCGTGGTCTGGCGGCGTCTCTTCTGCTGGACTGGGCAAGTGATGGCGAACCGACGTGGGCTGATTTTAGCTCGCTGGCAATCTCTTTAGCTGACCTGCCCGATCTGGAAGACGACGACGAAGATTACACTGACGATCAGGTTGATGCGTACAACGATGCGCTTTCTGAGCTGGCATATGCAGCCATTGCACTGGGCGCAAACCAGGATGACGTTACCAGCATGATCGACGATGAAGATGATGATGCGGCCAGCGCCGTGTTTGATTCCATGAACGACGTTGACGATGGCGATGATGCGATCGGCGAGTACACCATAGCAGGCGACGATGAAGACGCGCTGTTTGAAGCGCCGAAAATCAAAGTTGTGCGTGGCGGTAAGGTGAAACTTATCCGCAAGCGTCTCCGCAAACTGCGTCGTACTTCCAAACAGAAAGCGGCCATCAAAAAAGCGCGCCGTAAAGCGCAAACCTCTACGGCCAAACTCCACCGCCGTAAATCCATGAACATCCGTAGAAAACGCGGTATGTAATGTTCAGTGCCACCAGCATCGCTGGTGGCATTTTCCCAAGGAGTCTTCCCCATGCTTTGTGGCGCGATAATGCCCGACGGCGTAAGCCCGTTTCTGAAATGCTATATCACTTCGCCGTTACATATGGTTGTGGGTTATATCGGCCAGGGTAGCAGCTTCGATCTACAGGCCATGTGGGAATCCCCCTTCGGTAACGACACCCTGGGCGGCATGGCCGGGGCAGTCAGTAGCGCAGCCGGTAAAGTCACAGATACGGTCCAGGCGGCAACGGGCAGTACAACCAAAACAACGTTTAACAGCCTGCTTATCTGGGAAGGCCAGCAGCCGCCCTCATTCAACCTGGTCATTGACCTGCTTGCAACCAGCAACGCGCAAATTGAAGTAAACGCCGCGATCACCACGCTCTTACAGATGGCCTCGCCCGAACTGAAAGCCATTGCCGCCCCCGGGCGTAGACCTTCGCCGGTCGTGCTGGACATCGGACGCCGGTTAAAGCTGATGGATGTGGTTATCCAGCATGTGAGCTATCAGCTCGATGTGCCCCGCACTGCCGACGGTTACTACACCCATAACACGGTCACGCTCCAGTGTTCCGGCATGGCCGTACAAAACCAGTCAGATATTCCGTACATGTTTATTTGACCAGTCATCGCAAATCACAAACTCATTACGCTACCCCCGGCAGCTGATGCCAATTAACTCATGAGGGGTTTTATATGCCTGGATTTTCCAACACTAAAGCCGATGTCGGCTTTTTAAAAAAACGTCTAAACCAGAGTATTGCTGCGGGTGAAAAACTCGTCAGCGCCGAATTCTGGATGCGCATTAAGGGTTATGAACACCTGTCTATCCTGGTGCGTACCACCCAGATCCCGGAAATGACGCGTGAAGACGTTGAAGACTTCGCCCCGGGCGGCATGAAGTTCAACCAGCACGGTCCGGTCCGTAACTCCGGCGAATTCCAGGTAACGTGTGCGGAAACCATTAAGGGTGACGTGTTCCTGGCCGTTCGTCAGATGGTCTATGGCAAGGAATACGTGGACATTGAATTCCAGGCAACGGCTGAATCTAACAGCGGCGATCACCTGGGCCTCAAGCGTAATTTCCTCCACTGCAAAGTGTACTCTGACGCCATTGATTTTGGCTCTGAGGACGTAACCACCGCAGTGCGCCCTACCCTGCGTATCGTCTACAACTGGGCGGAGTAAGACCATGACGCCAGCTGAAATGATGACAGGGGTTAAGAAACGCTTCGCCACGTTGCTGGTGGATGACAAGGAAACCCTGAGCACCCTGCTTACGCAGGCGCTTTCCACTTATCAGGACCGGGCTGGCGTCATTTCTCGCCTGCGCATTGAAAAGGCGGACGGGGTAAATCTGGTTTACCCGGAAGATTACCTGTCGCTAATCCACGTCACTGACAGCCGGGGTACGCTCGTTTATTCCGATCCGTTCCCTGACAGTATCGACCTGGACTTAACCGGGCGCGAGCGATACCCGTTCACCATGCTGTATTTCGTCAACCTGCGCGACCGCGACGTTGATAGCTGGCAAATCCCACCGGACATTATCGGCTCACTGGAAGATTACCTGGAAGCACTGATAAAAATCCCGAATACCGAGCGTCTGCGCCGCGCCTACGTGGCGGGCAAGCTGGATATTACCGGACTGGCCGATGAGATGACGCTGGAGCAGCGCAAGCTGGAGCTGGAAGAGAAGATGGCAGCAAACCGGGCAATCATCCCGATCGCTACTATCGCGTAGTAATACAGTGTGACTGTCGTATTGTGTGACATTATTTCAATCGTACAATATGACAGTCACACACTATGACAACAACACTGTAATATAGTCATACGGGGTATTTATGGGGTATTTTGACGGACTATCAGGCATCACAAGCGGCGTGTCCGTAAAGACTGTGGGCAGCAACCTGATATCCAATATCCTTTCCCGCGCAACCAGCATCGCCAGCGGCAAGCCAGTCTCTTTTAGTGGCCTTCCTGCTGAGCTGTCGAGTAATAAAGCCATCGTGCAGGCCGCTATGCGTATACGTTACGCGCAGGGCTGGCAGTGGACGATTGAAGCGGACGGCATGCCCGGACTGGACATGTACGCCAAAGATGTAACCTACGGCTTCGGCAATATCGAAACCGAGTCAAAGCTGATCGGCGCTATCGAATTCAACAAACCGACACACCGCGTGGCGGGCAACCTCACCATGACGGTCCGCGACAACGAAAACGGCCAGTTATACGACTGGTTTAAGGGCCGCAGCGCGCGCGTCATTAACAACGACGGCACGATAAACCTACCACCGTCCTACCTGCTGAATATCCGCATTTATCGCGTGACGCAGGACGGCCAGCGCCAGCTTGAAGAAGAAGTACAGATGATCCCGACGACACTGGGTGAAATCACCCGTTCACGCGATCAGGTAACGGAGTTTCTGTCATTCCCACTCTCGTTTGTCCGCTATACGTCAATTGACCGCAGCGCCAGAGGGATGGCCGGAAACCTTGCTACCGGGCTGGTGGCCGGGGCCGGAAGCCTGATTAAGTTCTGAGTAATACAATATGACAGTGTCACAATAAGACAGTCATACACTATGACATAGTGACTGTCGTATTATCGCACCGTCACTCGCCCGTAGCGCGTATCACCTGCATCGCAAATTACAGACCGCTTACCCTGGCACCGTCAAAACACCCAGGGGCCAAAAATGCATATTCCTGATTTCCCGCTGCCGTCCAGGCCGCGCACCGAAATAAAATTTCACATGCCAACCGTCGCGGATGCCATGCATTACAGCGAATGCGACCCGGCGTTTGAAGAAGCAACAACCACGGAATACCTGAACGCCATGCAGCAGGGGCCGGTCAACGACTCCGCGCTATGGACCGCACAGGACCGCCGCACAGCATTGTGGTGGATCTACATCAATTCCCGCATCGACACCGTTAACACGTTCTCCTATGAGTGCCAGCACTGCGGGGAAACTCACTTCAATGACTTTGATATGCGCGATCTGAGCGACACCACGAACATGCTCACCGAAGAACCATTCCAGTACGTCATGGTGCCGGTTCAGGGCAAGGAAACCCGCTGGACGCTAAAGCCGCTTGATGGCCGCAGCATCACCATGCTGGAACGCCTGCGGTTCACGCTGCCGGAATTAACCAGCCCGGATTACAGCGCCGCCCGGACCAATATGCGTATTGCTGAGCTGGCGCTACATACTGCACTGGATGATGACCCGGAAAATTTTGAGGAAGCCGCCAACCGCCGCTTTGATTTGATTAAGACGATGGCGACCGATACCGAATTCACCCCGCTGGTGGCGCGCATTCAGCTGATGCAGCGCGAGCTAAAACACGGCCTCGATGTGAGCATTTCCGATGGCCGCGTAAGCCTGATTTTGCCGCCGCACATTTGTGATGCCGATGACGGGGAGGGAAAAGCAACTCGGTTGCTCATCCCATTTCGGCCTGGCGCATTCATTCCCGGTTTTAAGTCTGAGTGGCTGGCTAATCATTATTAACAACCTGACGTTATACGGCTATCAGCCGGTTAGTGATGTTGAACGTTTACCCGAGTGGCGGGCGCTGGAAATGAATAAGGCGCTCCAGGAAAAGTACAAACCGAAGAGTCGTTAACATGCAAAAGAATGATCGGCTGAAAATCATTGATGCCATTGAACAGGCCAGCGAGGCAGAGCTTCGGCAGCTGGCGCTGATCAATGACTCGCTGGGAGAGCTGGCAGGCCGATCGGGGCCAGGCGCGCAAGCAGTTACCACAACCGCAATACCCGCGACGGACGATGCGCCGGAACTGGTGATCACCCGCCGCTTATCCCGTGCAGACCGGGGCGACAAAAAAAGCGCCGAACATGAGGACAATTCAGGCATAAAAAGTGCCGTTGCAAGGGACGAAAAAGGCGCACTTTCGGCCCCGGCAAGTATCAGCGACCCGGAGGAGGCCGATAAAGAGCAAAAAAGTACGGTACAAAAGGACAATCGAAACCAAAAAAGCACCGAAGACAAGAAAGATAATCAGAGAGGGACGGCGCGCGATAAAAATGTCCCGTACAAAGGAACAAAACAGCAGCAGCCAGGTATCACGGAGAAAAACGAGCGAATAGAGCGGGAGTACCATTATGACCGCGAGCGTGAAAGGAACACGAGCACTCACACGGCCAGTGCTGATACCACCAGCAACACCACCACAACACATTATCGTGACCGGCTGACGGGAGCGGGGGGTGATCGCGCCCGTCGCAATAACGAACCTGGCGAGCGCCCTCGCAACCCGAAACCGGCCAGGCCTGCGCGCGCCACTGACGAGAAGAAACCAAGCGATCCACGCCGGGGAGCTAACGGTCGATTCCTGTCACGCGATAAAGCTGAGTCCGCAGAAAAGATCCGCCAGCAAAAACTAAGCCAGAAAGAGCAGGAAAAGATGCAGACCGGCTTTTTTGGCAGGCTGGGCAAACTGCTGTCTGGTGATGACGAGAAGGGCGGCAAAGGCGTGGAAGGTGCTGGCGGGGAACTGGTAGGCGGTGCCGTCGTCGGCGGACCTATCTGGACGCTGGCTAAAGGCACGTTCGACATGGGCAAGGCCGTTACGGATAACGCCATGTCAATCAAGCAGTGGGTAAGCGGTAAAGACGACGATAAAGACAAAGAGCACGATGAGCCGGAACCGGCCAAAACACAGGCACCCGTCATCATGCAGCCACCGGCACCACCAGCACTGGGCGAACCGAAATCCGCCGCGCAGTTTGCAAACGGCAGTCATGATCCCGCCGTCGCCGCCACGGTCGAACAGACGCGCGTGATTGACGAAAATGACGATCGGATTGTTGATGGCCTGGATGGTATACGCCGAGAAATCAAGCGCCAGGGGAAAGGTGGCGCAGGTGTGGGCGGGTTGGGGGACCTGCTGGGCCGTCGCCGCCTGTCCGGGCGCAGTGGCCGCAATGGCCGTAATGGGCGTAATGCGCGCAACGGGAATGACGCCAGTCGCAGTCGGGGTGCTGATAAAGGTAAAAGCAGTACCAGCTCGCGCACCGACGGCGAGAAGGGCAAACGTCCGGGTAAATCCAGCCAGCCTGACGGACCGCAGACCGACAAGAGCCGGTCAAAAGTCAGACCGGAGAAAGCAGGCAAACCGGGCAAAACAACGGGCAAGGCCCTGTCCACTAAAGCACCGGGCGGCAAGCTGAAAGCGATTTTGAGCGGCAAAGCGCTCAAGGTTGCTGGTGGCGTGGCCGCGACCGGCGCACTGACGACCACTGCCGCTGCGCAGCTACCGGAAAAAGCCGCCGCCGTCGCCACCGAGAAAGCCGCCGCGCAGGCCGCGAAATCCGCAGCACCTGCCGCTAAGGCTACAGAGAAAGCGATCACCACTGCCGCCAGGCCAGCCGCAGAAGCTACCGCAAAAACTGTCGCCACTGTAGCTGGTACAGGTACTGCCGCCGCCGGAACCACCGCAGCCGCGAAAGCGGTCAGCGCATCCGGGACAAAGGCCGTAGAAAACACAGCCACCAAAACCGCCGAGACGGTAAGTAAGACCGCCGTGAAAACGGCAGAAGCGACCACGACAAAAGCTGTCGAAACCACCGCGACCAAAACCGTTACCGAAGCCGGGGAGGCTACGGCCAAAAAAGGCGCGCTGAGCGCTGGATCGAAGCTGGGCGCGAAAACAGCGTTAAAGGCGATCCCGCTTGTCGGCGCAGCCATTGGTGTGGGGCTGGATGCCTACGAAGGCGCCACTGACGAAGAAGGTCAGCGTGCAGCGTTTAAAGTCGAGGAAGGGAAACAGGTTAGCACCCAGCAGAAAACCGCCTTTACGATGGCGAACGTGCTGAATATGGGCGGACTGGTTTCCGGGGCCGCTGGCCTGCTGGCGTCCGGGGCAAGTGCCATTGGCATGGATAAAGTCGCCGATGCGCTGACGTTCGATACGGCCAGTATCGCTAAAGGCCTGGATAACGGCATGACATCCGTGCGTGACGCTGTAACAAAAGTCACAGAATCGACCGACGGGCAGAGTAAAGCCGTCACGAAAGCGCTCACAGATCAGACCCTGGCGATTAACTCCGGCACAGATAAAACAGTCGGGGCAATCAACCGCCTGGGAACACAAATGCAGGGCGGGGAGTGGGGCAAAGATAATGTCGGTGTTGAGGGTAAAAATGTTTCGGATTATGCGTCTGTCACGGCGAACAGTATTTCCCCTGATCTGAATATCGGCGGCAAAAACGCCAAGGTCCGCTCATTCCGTAATAACAACTTCGGGAACCTGAATTTTGTCGGCCAGGAAGGGGCGAGACTGGAAGATCCAAACGGCAATGGTGAGGCACGCTTCGCCAGGTTCAACACGCCGGAAGAGGGTTTCCGGGGGCTGGCAAACCAGCTCACGCTCTACGCTAACGGCAAGTCAAAAGCAACGGGCGGGCGCAAGCTCGAAACCGTTGAGGACATTATCAACGTCTACGCGCCGAGCAATGAGAACAACACGCAGCAGTACGTTTCCTCGCTCTCCACAAAGCTGGGCGTTAAATCCAACGAAAAACTGGATATGACTAACCCGGAAGTGATGACGCAGCTGATGCGCGGCATTGCCACCATTGAGGGCGGCAACCCACAGGTCACGGATCAGTTTATCCGTGATGCTATCGGTCAGCATCAAGACGGTAAATGGGTAGGCGGTAAATTCAGTGAACAGTCACTGAAAGTCGTGAACGAAGAGCGCGCAAAAAAAGGGCTGGCACCGGTTGCGGCCAACTCGCTCTACAGCAGCGGTTCAAAGGTGATCACCGCGCAGGGTGGCGCAGATCCTGTCCGGCCTGCCGTATCTGACAATGCGCCGGTTGCCACTGCCGCCGTTGTACCACCGCCGACAGCGCCGGCACAACCAGTTACGCCACCGGCACCACCAGCTCCGGTTATAGTGCCTGCGCCTGCCGCAGCTGCCGCACCGGTCAAAATGTCGATGTCGCCGATAACGTCCGCCGCAGCCGCCACGCACCCGCCGACCATAGCTGCGCCAGCCGCAGCCGCGAACGCTGCCAGCAGCACGGCCACTCAGACGCTGAGTGCTGCCGTCCCGGTTGCCACTGCCGCTGGTGGAGAAGCAGCACAGCCGCTGTCCGCCAAACAGCACGAAGCCCAGGAAGAGAAGCGGGAAAAAGCGAAAGAGGTAAAAGGCGCTGCCGGGGAAGATTCCATAACGTCCCGCTTTAAGTCGATGTTAGGCAAAGGAATGGCCGCAGCCTCGGGCGCGGTCGGGCAGGGTGATGCCTGGGTGCTGGAAGTGATGCAGGAAAAAGGCATTGAAGGGATGAGCAAGAATCGCCCGGACGCCGGTCTAACGCTGCCAGCCGGGGTGAAGCTGCCTGCCGTGTTAGCCGATGCAGCCCGCACACCGGCAGAGATAGCCAAACGAACCCGCGCCACCAGCGAACAGCAGATCTCCGCGATGGAATCCGCAGCACCGGTCAGCAGCAATCCGACCAGCATCGTAGCAGGAAAAGTGATGCCAGCCGGTCCCACCACTGGGGCCGAAACCGCGCTTTCGAAAGTCAGTGCAGGCGCGACCACTGTTCCCGGGGCCAGCGCCACGCCGCAGGAGCCAGGCGTCTTTGACAGGGCAATGAGCGGCGCAATGGACGGGTTAAAAGCCGTCGGTGCATCAATCATGCCCGCCATAGGTGACACGCTAAACCAGACCGTTAGCGGTTTTAGCGGGGCGCAGGTTATCGGCGATCTGATGGGCCAGGCAGGCATGGCCGATCCATCAGTGCAGCGCGCGATCGCCCCAATTACCGATAAGGCCGGAAACTGGCTGGAAGGGGGCGTGGATACGCTCAAGGGAGCCTCCACCACATTATTCTCTGGTCAACTTTTCGAGGGGCGCGAGGGCCGCGAAGGGAAAGAAGGAGTGATGCAGAGTGCGCAGGCGATGACACAACCACAAATCAGGGAGCAGCCCTCATCCCTTGCGATCCCCGCCGCCATGCAATCCGTTCAGGACCTGGCTCGAAGTGGTGTCCGTACACCGTTAAGCAGTGACAACATCGCAAATTACGATGTCGATATGCTCAAGGAACTGAAAGCGATGAGCGGAACGCTGGAGCAACTTCTGGGCGTATCAAAACAGAAAGACGACGCGCCAGCAAAAGTGGTGAACACCGCACAACCGGCACCGCGCAAAGATGCGGCGCTGTCCATCAAAGACGATGCGCTTAGCGAGTTACTGAGGGATTAAGCATGTTAAACGAGATTGATGCGCTTTTGCGCGTGGATGCTGGCGGCGTAACCGTTAAAGAGGGGGCCGCAGATACCAGCTTTATGCGCCTCGAAGAGTGGTTGCGTACTCCGCTGGGCAGCGTTTACGGCCTGCCCAGCTGGGGCAATCCCATGCAGCGTTATAAGCACGAACCGATAGGCACCGAAAGCAGCCACATGGTCGAGGTCGCCATTGAAAACGATCTGGTGATGAAGTTACGCCAGGACCTGCCCAGCATTCAGCTTCAACAGGTGCGGTGTGAAGCGATTTCAGAAGACACGCTGAACATCCGGTTTGTGATGCCTGCGGGCGAGGTCAATTTCCCAATGCAAATGAACAAATAGGCGGCACGATGAGCATTAACGAACTACTCGAAAAGTTTAACGGACTACTGGAAAAAAACACCTGGTGGGCCCGCTATGCCAACAGCCAGTTTATCCAGATGATGAGCATCTTCGGGTCGCAAATCATTTATGCGGCCCAGTCACACGCGCGCCGTGCGCTGGGGGAGGGATTTATTTCCACCGCCACGCGCCGCTCAAGTATCCTCGCAGCCGCCGAGGATCGGGGCTATGTGGGACGACTGATTATCCCGTCGTGGGGTCGCGTCAAAATCCGCAACAAATCCGATCGGGAGATCCAGCTGCCCGCCAATGCGGAGTTATTGTCGTCGCTGGACCTGCCTTACGTGACCGCTGACGCCGTAACAATCCCTCCCGGCCAGACCGTAATTATTGATAATGTCCGCCAGATGGACAAGGTGCTGATCAGCAGCGTGATCGACATCGCACGCCCGTTCTATACGTTGCTCCTGCCGCGTGATATCACCGCTGAAACCGCCTCAATTGACGTGTTTGTGGTGATGGACGGCGAGAAGCGGGAATGGACCTATAACCCTATGTTTCGTCTGTCACGCGCCACCAGCGAGCATTACGTGCTTGTATACCGGCCAACAGAACAATTAGGGGTCCGCTTCGGGGATAACTCATCCGGGGTAATGCCACCAGCCGGAAGCCGGGTAGATATTGAGGTCTGGTGCAGCAATGGCGACACCACGCTGGCGCAGGGCCAGAAACTAACGCCTGCCGGGAATATCGCTGGCATGGTGGAAATGCTGGAAGTGATCACGGAAACTCCAATCACCGGGGGAAGTGGTTTTGAAACCACGGAAGAGACACGCCATCGTGCGCAGTATCACGCCGCATATGACGAGCAGGTTGTCTGGGGCGGCGATTACCGCTATTTCCTTCATCGCCAGGTGCAAGGGATGTCATGGCTGAATGTCTGGGGTGAGCAGCAGCAGGAAGCCTTTACCGGCCTGCGCGACCTGCGCAATATCAACACCATTTTCATTTGCGGCCACAAGCCCGGCGTGGCGCAGGATCAGCTCGAAAGCCAGCTGCGTGCCAGCCTGGCTGCAATCCCTAACGCACTGAATAAGAACTTCCGTTACATGCCGCTGGTGGCGAAACCGTTCACCATCGTTGTGACCGGCTCGGCCAATAAAAACGTGGTTATCAACGACGCGAAGAAAACCATCACGGAGACGCTGGAAGCACGCTTCGGGTATGACGCTGACAGCTTCGGGGATGAGCTGGAACGCGGCACGGACGGCGACGGCCAGAACGCTCAGGTGAAGATTAAAGATATCTGGACGTGCATTGACGAGCTGGCCCTGCTGAACCGGTATGAGATTGAGGTTGTCGGCATGCGCAAACCCGAAACGCTGAGCGATTTTATCTATCTCGACACCGTAAATTCTGTGTTTGATATCAAGCAGGCAGGGGAGACAACGCGGTGATCAAAGACTGGATTAAAAACCACCTGATCCCTGAGAAACGTGACGCCGGGTTATGGCCCGGTTTTGCCGACGCACTCCAGGAAACCTACGAAGATCAGATAGAGCCACTGCTTGAGCGCCTAAGCGCGCGTAAATCGTTCTTCACCATGCACCCGGACGATCTGGATAAGCGCATCAAAGAGTACGGGCAGTTTTTCGTTATTGGTCAAAACGGCACGGCCAGCAGGCCCATTCTGCTGACTCAGCGCCTCGATGAGGTCCATTTTAAAGGGACGGATCAGCCCATCATTGCAACTTTCTGGCGCGAATTCGGTAATTTACCGGTTACGTGGGAACCGCTTTATGCGCCGATTGATCAGGATTTATGCCCCTACGGCATGTTTTTCACCACCGCTGCTGGAATGGAGGTTGCCGCCGCCTCATTCGGTGAGTTTTTCCTCACGTCTCGCGGCACCATCAGCGTGGATCTCAACAGGCTTTATGAGATCTACGGCTTTGATGAACAGGACAAGCTGGTTAAGCGCCTTATCAGCGATTTTGACCGTATCGTTGCCCCATTGCTGCCGCTGGAAACCGTCTTTGACGGGATCTCGCTGCGTCTCGACTTCTGGCTTGAAGAGGCTCGCGACGAGATCGAAATCGTCAGCATCACCACCGGTTCGAAAGAGCCTAATTTTGTATTCCGGCCAGCCCGGGAGCTGATGCAGTTAACGCGCACGACTATCAAGCATCCTACCGCCGCATTTGCCCCGGACCGCCGATCGCTGGATACATTCATGCTGACGCTGGACGGCATGCCGTCCGATGCCTGGCGACTTGATATGCCTGTGATTATCCCGCCGTTGCTTCCGGGAGGCCCGGAAAACGATCCGCGTCTGCGCTCGGATAATGCGCGCCTGCTACTGGATACCCTCGGCCAGTGGGGCTGTGTGATGGAACTGACTACCGGCGACGTTCGCCGCCTGGCCTTCCCGGGTTGGGCGCTTGCCGTGGTGCTGCCGGTTGCCGTCAGTGACCGGGCGCTGATCCGCAAAATCACCTGGTGTAGTGAACACGACTCGCAGCAGGTGATGATGTCCACGCAGGATACGAGCCAGCAAATGACGGTTAAGGGGCAGAATGTTACCGCTGCGGCGACGTTGCAGATCCCCGCGCCGGTTATGGTGCTGGAAGGTGCTGTTACCCATACGCAAACTATCGTCAGTAGCTTGCTTGCCGATACTGAGAGCCAGCATATCGCCTTTGATGAAACCCCCGCTGATGCCTGGCCGCTGGATATGCAGGCCATCGCCGCGCCTATTCTTGGATCTCGCCCGGACCCGCGCTTAACCAGCCAGGGCGACACAACCTTGCTGGACACCCTCGGAATGTGGGGCTGCGTCATTGAACTGGCCGGGGGCGAAGTCCGTCGCTACGCCTTCCCGGGTTGGGCTGACCGGGTGACGTTACCCATGCCGCTGGCCGTGATCGTGAAAATAACCTACAGCGCGGAGCATGAGATTGTGAATGCAAGCGCATCCGTTCAGGACCAGGAACAGGGCGTAAGCCTCAAGCGGGAAACCGTTACAACCCCACTAATCGTGGCGCAGGAAGAGGACGCGGCCAGCCTGAACAAGGTCAGTACCACCACCACGCCGGACGTTCAGGGGCAAGCCGCAAGCACTGACTCGCTGCCGATCGCCTTTGACGAAACACCAGCTGATGCCTGGCGACTGGATGTGCAGACTATCCCTGCACCAGTAGTGCCGGGATCGCGACCGGACACTCGCCTGAGCAGTGACGGTACAAAGGTGACGCTGGAGACGCTCGGCATGTGGGGTTGTGTCATTGAACTGACGACTGGCGACATATTCCGGTTTGCCTTCCCGGGCTGGGCTGACCGCGCGATCCTGCCGTTTGATATAGCGCAGATCCGTAAAATCACCTACAGCACGGAGCAGGATATTAATTCCCTGAACGCCAACGTACAGGAGAAAGCCGACCAGACCGGTACGGCAACGACGCGGGCCACGATAAACCAGAACGTGACTGAAGTCGCCGCTGAGATGACTGGCGGGCAGATCACAGAACAATGGGACGCCACAGCCAAAGTGAACAAACCGAACGTGCAGCCAGACCCGGCAACTATTGACAGCATGCCGCTTGACGCGTGGCCTCTGGACCAGGAGATCCCGCGAGAGTAGTAAGCTCATAGTGTGTGACTGTCATATTGTAATACAGTCACACACTCTATTTTCTTGCCTTCCCGGGCAGGAAACCCCTCAACGTCCAAAGTACAGACTCAATAACATCCGATCGATGAATCAATCAACAGGAGTTGAAAATGTCGGATGTTATTTCTTATGCGTCAACCACTGGCGCGCTCTATAAAGCACAACTGCTGGATTACTACTACACACGCCGCGCGGATTCAGCCATCGGTCTGGGTAAACGCTTCCAGATGATGAAAGCCTATTGGGGTAAGTCGAATCTGGTTAAGCAAAATCCGACTGGTGGCTGGACCATTGACGATATCCCTACCAACTTCACAAACGCCAATTTGCTGGGCAAGTTTGCCGAGTGCGATCTGATCTGTACCCGCCAGGGCGCAACCATCACCGTTAACGTAGTGCTGCCGGAAAGTACGCTGCCTGCTAACGCCGTGTATGACTTCAATACCCTGACGCTGGTTGATGCTGATGGCGTCGCCTTTGCGGTTCTCTGCGCGCAGCAGGACAGCATCTACAAAGGCAAGATTTACAGCATCCTTCTGACCATCGAACAGAAAGGTAGCGGCGCATGAGTGAGACAATTAACGGGGTATCCATCCTGAGCGCGGAAACCAAGCGCGCGCTGGTGGCCGACGTTCAGTTTTTTGAAACCTATACGTCCGCCGCCTTTAACCGCAAGATGCGCGGCATTGTTAAACCCGGTTTCTACGCCGGATTTGATGCCGTGCTGGCTGGCGGGCTTAAAATCAACATCACGTCGGCAAACGAACCAGGAAAGCGTGGCGTAGCCTCCGTGGATGTTGGCGAATATCAGATTTCGGTCCAACAGGTCGAGGATATCGGCTTTACACTCCCTGCGGGTGCAACCACACGCGTGGTACTGGAAGCCAACTATCAGAATGGCGTGAAAACGAACCAAGTTGATTCGAATTCCGGCATTCAGGCAGCGCGACTCTTCCTGGCAGACGTAAGCGTGGCGCTGGCCGGTAATCAGCTGGAGCTATGCCGCTTTACCGTGCCTGCCGGTACGGTAAATTTAACTCAGGCCATGCTGAGCAAGCAAAATCGCCCGGATAAATCCATCGGCATTGAGCTGAGCAACGACGCTGAAGGCAGTACCACCGAGGGCGATGCTTACAAAGCCGCCACCATCGCAGCACTTAAGCGCGCGCTGGCGCTTTCGGTACAGGCGCGTGGCGAGCTGCCCGATACTGCAAATCTCAACAAATACGGTCCTACGCCGGATCGTGTCGGCCAGTGGAGTAAGTCAACGGCAACCGGCGCGACAATTGCCAATGGCTTCCCGGAAAATGACGCTATCGGTGTCGTTGAAATATCTAAAGCCGGGGCGTCGAATGGCTCCCAGCGAATTACCCTGATTAATGGCAACGTCTATTCCCGTTCGCTAACCGCCGCATGGAATGGCGTGGATGGACCGTGGGGTGCATGGAATGCACCGTATGAAGCCGCACCGCTCCCTGATGTCTGGCTTCCACTTAATGACAGTCTGACGATGTTAGCCGGTTCGGGGCCTTATGACCGCATCACGTTCGGAGAGCAATATGCCGAGCTGACAACGCGAAGCGCAGCATTTACCCGCGCTACGACCGCAACGTACATCGACAAATCTGGAGTGTTAAAAACCGCCGATATTAACGAGCCGCGATTTGAAAAGGAGGGGCTTCTTATTGAAGCAGCGGCGACGAACCTGGCCCTTTACTCCGATGACATGAATAACAACTACTGGTCTAAAACTAACGCGGCCACCATTACTGGCTTTCCTGCGCCAGATGGAAGCATGAATGCGGCGAAGCTCATACCCAACTCGGTTAGTGGCACACACTATATCAACCGATCTTTGCCTCAGTCTGGCGGGGTCTATACCTGGAGCGTTTTCCTAAAAGCCGGGGAATATACTAAATGTCGTATCAACTTTTCAGGTAGCCCAATCTCAGAAAGCAGGTCTGTAAACGTTGATTTAGCAGCTGGCACGATATCAGTTGTTACGCCGGGAACAATTGCTCTCATCGTACCTTTAGCAAATGGTTGGTATCGAGTATCGGTCGTATCACAGGAAGCGCCAACAGGAAGCATTCTGTTTAACGCATGGGTTCTGGACGAGGCTGGCAGCATTACTTTTTCAGGTGATGACGTTAAGGGGATCTATGTATGGGGCGGTCAAATTGAACCAGGCACTCTTATGTCGAGCTTCATTTATACCGCATCTGCCGCCGTAACAAAGGCCGCAGACGAATGCTCATTACAACGTTCAGGGAATGACAACTGGTGGGGCCCGATCACCATTTCTCTTGAACTGCACTGTAATGGCCTAACCAGTTCTGGCGTATCGACAAGCGAACGAAGAGGTATATTGGCCTTTTATCCATCAAGTACCGAATTTGCAGTAATGATGCTGGACGCCACCACTACGCAGTCAGGGAGGCTTGCATTTGCATACGGCCCCGCTACGTACAACTTTTACCCTGGTAGGGTCGATGATGGAAAAGTGCACCAGCTGGTATGTGTGAGTGACACATTAGTAAATAAAAGCGTGATTGACAGCGGGGCTCCAAGCACCCCTACACCGACTGCAAGACCAACACCGGAAAGGATATTTTCTGCAAATACGGTCATCTATTTGGGACGAGGAGCTGGCATAACTACAGCAGGTCAGAGGATGTTAAACGGACATATCCGCAATCTTCGTATCTGGCATCGTGCACTTAATAACAACCAAGTTAAAGGGCTTCGCTGATGAGAGATCTCTATTTGCGATTCACTGACGCGGACGAAATGCGTCAGAAATTAACTGATTTTGGTTTTCAGTTAGATGAAGAGCAGGGCGGGTTGCATCACCCCGATATCTGCATTGATGTAGTAGGCGTTATCAGCACCACAACTGATGAAAGCGAAGACGCTGAATACATTACTGAGCCGGGTTTTCACGTAAATATTCGCGTGATTAACAACCAGTTGGATTTGTCGAGTTTGAGCGAATTTACTGTTTACCCAGAAACTCCGACACGCGTGTGGGCTTAAGGAAATATCATGGCAATCAGAAAAGACAGTATTGTGATCAATTCCCCAGCCCCTCTACCAACAGTGTGGGCACCGCTTAATGACGATCTAAAGCTCATCTGTGGATCTACGCCATCAGATACCATTTCAGTTGGTGGAAGTACGTACCCTGTCCCTTCCCGTTCGTTGTCATTTACTCGCGCTTCAGCTGCCACATACATTGACAGATCAGGCGTGCTACAAACCTCCGCCGTCAATACTCCACGCTTTGAAAAAGAGGGGTTATTGATTGAGGGGGCGAGTACCAACTATTTCCTGAATAGTGATGACCCATCCAAATGGTCAGCATTCGACGCCAACACAACCCGCGCAACGTTAACCGATGGCGATACTAAAGCCATAACAATGAAAGCTACGACAACAGATTTAAGTCCTTCATCCTGGTACGTCGCGCGTTCGAATGGAGTTGCTGTCGTAGCTGGAGATTATTTATCAATATCGGCCCGGATAAAGGGCAAGTATGGCAAGTGCGAATTAAGGTTTGTACAGGTTAGCACTACCCTCGCCAACGTCTTTATCGATTTTGAGACAGGTGAGATAACGAATGCTCCAAGTTCTGCTGACATGTATGCCACCGTGAAGAAGGGAACGGATGGCTACACCTATGTTACAGCCACATTTAAATCACCAGTTGATGCCACGCTTTCTGGTGCAATAGTTGTAGCGCTACCTGCTTCCAATATCATTGCTCCGGTTGGAACAGATTATTACATCCAAACTATTCAGTTTGAAAAAATGCACTGCGCGACCAGCTATATTCCAACTACGGACTCTATCGCTACACGAGCTGCGGAGGACTGCACCTTACAGCGCGCTGGTAACGACAATTGGTGGAACCCAATAACTATAGCTATTGATGCACATTGCAACGGACTGGCGGTTAGTGAGGGAACATCCAACAGTAGACGTGGAATCTTGGCCTATTATCCGACAACAACGGAATGGGCCATGATGTTTGTTGACATCAGCGGTTCCAACCTGGGTAAATTCCTTGTTACCTATGGGCCTCTTAACTACAACGCGTCGCTTGAAAGGGTTGATAACGGATTATCTCATAGACTGGTGGCGGTTTCGGATACGCTTCAAAATAGAGGGTATGTTGACGGGGTGCCTTCTGCCGCATCGACGGCTACCTCACGACCAACTCCCGGGAACACCACTGCCGTTAACAGCATCATTTGCCTGGGCCGTGGGGCAGGCTCGACCGTGCCGGGCGTGAGAATGTTAAATGGACACATCCGTAATTTGCGTATCTGGCATCAGGCACTTTCAGCAGAACAGATTAAAGGACTCTGATATGAAAGACTTATATCTTCGTTTTAAGGATAAAAAAGAGGCGATTTCCTCTTTAGTTGCAGTGGGGTTCGAAAAAGACGAATACGACAACATTTACCGTGATGGCATAGCCGTTGATATGGTCGGTGTGATAGTCACAACCAAATGGGTTGGTGATACTCCCGTTTACGAAAATGAGGCTGGCTATCACGTTAATTTGCGGTTAGTTGAAGATGGGATAGATGTGTCAGCACTGAGCAGCTACATCATCACCCCAGAAACGCCGTCGCGCGTCTGGGCCTGATGCCAGCCAGAACCACAATAAAAAGCGCCTCCGGGCGCTTTTTTTGTACTCACAAAACACAAACACAATACCTTCGGAGTGGGGAGTTAAACACAATGATGGGAGTGACCATGAAGGACTTAACGCCGATTTATCACGCGTTGATGGCGGTTTTAGTGCAATGCCTGATCGGATTTTCAACGGGCGCATGGGGATTGGGTGGGGCGATTGGCTGCGTGTGGTTTATTGCCCGCGAACATACCCAGGCGGAGTATCGCTGGATAGCTCGCTTCGGGAACGGGAAGCGCGCCAACATGCCGTGGTGGGGTGGTTTTGATTACAGGGTATGGAATATTGCCAGTGCCTTTGATTTTCAGGTGCCGGTGCTGGCCTGCATTATCGTTTACACCCTCACCTGATCCCTTTATTCACATTTTAAGCAAGCGCCTCCGGGCGCTTTTTTTATGCCCTCAAAACACAGACTCCATACCATCCAGGCTCGAAGGGAAATTGAGAAAAGGTGGGAATGTGTTCGAGTTGGAAACAAGTTTGATCCATGTCCTCGCCCTATCCCTTCTCAGTGGCTCTGGCGTGTTCCTGCATGGAGTGCGTGACGGAAGGATTAAGGGAAATTTCCTGAATTTTATCACTGAGTGGGTCCTGGCAGTGCTGGCTGGGCTGACAGCGTATTACGTCGCCCAGCATAAAGAATGGGAGCAAAGCCTGATGTATCTGGCGGTGCTGGTGGCGAGTAATAACGGGCGAGAAGTAACAAGTGCGCTTAAGGACCGATTTATTGCTGCAATGCAGTTTATGTTCGGTCCGAAAGGAGGTGAAAAATGATGAGTAATTTGCAGGAGTATTGCTTTTACGGAATGGCCGCGCTGGCCGTCTTTGATCGCTTCATCCTGAAACGTAAAAAAATCAGACTGGTGGAGTGTGGTGATGCCGTGGTGCGAGGGCAGGCGCTGGCATTCCCGCTGCGGTTTAACGTCTCTTGCTCCCGCCTGACTGGCGCAATGGTCGAGTACAGCCTGCGTGACTCCAAAAACCCGACGGCGGTTATCACCGGTAAGACGCGGACGCTGGATTTATCAGTAAAAGGGATGAACGAAGAGTATTTGCTGATTGACCAACGCTACCTGGAGGCCGGGACGTGGTTTCTATCGGTCCGTGTCACTCATGGCAACAGCCGCATGAATCCGTTGTACCGAATTTTCCCGGTTCAGGAATCAATCACGCGTAATTACGGCGTCACAAAAGATGATAAGGGGGTGTTCAGTGTCATCAACTAAAAGCTATGTGACCCTTAACTTTGACGAACTCAATGTAAAGGGGCTGGATAAGCTGAAAAAAGCCGTCAGCAAAGCCGGTTATGAGGTGGTGAAGGTGACTCCAGCTGGCCCAGCGCGTCGTAAAGATGGCATTCCGACCAAAACCTTTGAGCTAAAAGGGATCGACGAACAGGTGATGGTTGTTCAGGTCAACGACACTGGGGATATTTCCGGTATCAAGCTCAATGGCAAAAACGCGCCATATACGCCCGTCAAAACAATGGGCGAGCTGGGGAAAGCGCTGGCCGATCTGTTTAAGAAAGGCTCGACGGCGTTTCAGAAGGCCCTGGCGCGCAAGCTGGCCCGTGCGGCTAAAAAGGACCTGGATAAGAACAAGCCAACCACCAGCAAGGGTGTGAAATCCGGCGTCCAGATGCTCAGCGATGCCCGCGCCCGCCGTGATGCGCAGAAAGATGCGATCGAGGCCGTGAATGGAAAACTCACCGCCCTGAAAACAGAGCAGGATATGACGCAGAAGGAGCATGGCAGCCTGCAAAGTGAGCTAAATCTGGAAGTGGCGAAAACAACCCAACTCCAGGACCTTATTGCTAAAGCGAAAGGCGGCAACGAATGATTGATTTAACGAAAGGAATTGCGTTAACCGATAAACCAAATTTTGTGGCTCAGCCCATTGCTGATGCGATTTACGCGGAGCTAATGACGGGCAGCAGCGCCGATATGATGCTGGAAAGCGTCACTATTGACGATGTGGATCACGCCTACCTGGGCGATGAAATGCTTTACGTCAGTATCGCCACCGGCACAGCCATGTTTGAGGCCGTCACCAGTGAGCGCCTGCGTCTGTCACAGACTATGCGCGCGTTCGTGCGCTCGCTGAACCGTGGCATGAACGGCACTGGCATTAAAGCGGGAACCGATGACGCGGGTATTGACGAAGAGGGGCGCAAAACCGTTGGCGGCGCGATCATTGGCAAGGTTCGTCGGGTGAACAATATCCCGATCATGACCGCGCTGATCCCGCTTTCTGATGGGCAGTCTATCTCTCTGATTTTCCATTCCCCGACATCGGATAACGGGAGCATCAAAAACAGCGATCTGCTGGTGGCATTTCGCTTCCTACTGAATAAGCGCGACGTGACGCATATCGTTGCCCCGATTGGTGGCCGTGATGTGTCGTTGCAGCAGGTCAGCCAGGCGCTGGCGAACCTTGCCGAGCGTAACGGCGCGAAATTCGCCAAACAGCTATCCGCACAGGTGAAGTTGCGCGCTGACATCGAGGGGCTGAACGCCGAGGTAGATCAGTTGAGCGAGCAACAGTCCACGCTCCTGGAGCAGGTCGAGACACACCAGCAAGCCCTGATGAATCGCCAGAGTGACACACAGCAGCTGCGCGACAAACTCGCAACACAGCGACAGATTAACGCCGATCTGGAAGCGCAGCTGGCCGCACTGAAAACCAACGCCGGCAGCGATGTAATTACGCTTCCGGGAGAGACTGGCCGCACCTTCTCTGACACTACGCGTAAGGTGAAAGAAGGGCTTTCCATGAGCGGCAGCGTCACGCTCAGTAATGGCGCAGAAGTGGCCTACAAAACAGCTGACGACAACGGCGATCTGGTGGGCTGGGTACAGATTACCGATCCGTCCGGGCAGGTTTACAAAATGCCGTCGCCGTCATCCCAGGGCGCGAAGATGGGCGAAACGGCAACCAAACTGCTGAAAGCCTACCGCGAGAACAAAGCGGATAAGTTTGCCGTGGCGGCACCGGCAGAACCGACACCACCACCGGCAGAACCGGCCCCGGAAAGTGAAGGCAACCAGAGCGCCGGCAATTACCGCTATGCGCTGGTTAACCGCCCGGCAGGCCCGGCGACTATCCCGGAAGGCAATACGGCCATCCTGCCGCCTATATCGCAAAACGAGCCGTATGGCCGCATCGCACGCCACGGTTTCGTAACGTATGACGCGCCGCTGTCAGACGCTGATATGGCCGCGTTTGAGCTGAAACTTATCCCGACGCATGCTGATCTCGATGCGCTGGCGACGACGATCGCTCAGGGCCGCATGAACAGCTATGCCGCTGAGTATCTGGAAATGGCGACGGATGATGCTGATACGTTCAGCTCGCAGGTCAGTATCTTTGCCCGTAAAGACGCGCCTAACGTGGCATTCCCGCAGGGCGATGATCTGGCGTACTTCCTCCAGGCGATGAAGGACGCACTGGCCGAGGCGGCGAAAACCCCGCCAGCAAAAGACATTCCCGAAGCGCAGCGCATGACAAATGACGCCGCACTGGCGTACCTGGAAGGCTACCAGTTTGGTTCGAAAACAGTAGGCGATTACACGTCTGGCGGCGATGCGGCCACAACCCGCAAAGAAATGCTGGGACTGGCGAATCTGTATGCCGCAATGGACCACGCGATCGCTAACCAAACCGATATCACTTTCGGTAAAACGGACCGCGAGAAACTGCTGGGGCATTACCTGGGCATGTCGCAGGATGGCGCGCATCAGGTGGCAAACTGGCTGACAAGCCGTAAGACGCCAGGCGGTGATCTTATCTACATGGAGCCCATGAATAACCCGTTTAATGCTGAAAAACTTATCAAAGGTGAATATTCACACAGTGAGATCGAAGCGATGCTGAAAAAAATGGGTGGCACTATCAAAGAGGCAGGCAGTGATGGCTCGGGCGGTGAAGAGATCTCCGAGGCAGACAAGGCCGCGAATGATGCGCTGGCATACCTGCAAAGCATCCTGTCATTGCAGTCAAAAGATATGGGCGTTATCCGTGACGCACGAACCAAAGTCCGTGGCGCGATTGGTGCGTTACAGGCTGCTGGCCGTGACGTGGAAAACGAGCCGCTGGTGAACGATGCCGCGCAGCATCTTTCCGATCTTCTGGTGGCAATTCAGCGCGAAGGAGCGGCCGCATGACGTTAACCGCACTGGAACGGCTGGACCTGAATGACCAGCTCGATGAGCTGATGATTCAGGCCCAAACGGCCAAGGGGCTGGACCTTCTCGATCTGAATGACCAGATTGAAGAGGTTATGTTAAAGCTGGGGTTCGGCAGCAAGCGCGCCGCGCCTACGGATACGATCCCGTCCGTTGTCACGGAGTTTTTGGCCGGGAAGTTCGTCAACCAGCCGCAGATGGATTTTGTGAACACCTTACGTGAGGTGGGCGCGTATCTGGACCAGTTTTTGTCGCTGGACGATATGCGGCAACAGGTACGAACCTGGATTGCCAAAAACAACTACGCCATGTGAAACAATGCCCCGGAAACGGGGCTTTTTTTGGTTCGCTGGTCGAAATCACAGAGCTTTTACCATCCCCTCTACCAATAAATTTGTAGAGGACAGGGCATGTGAACGAATTAACGAATGCCATTGATAACACCGCTGGCGTGGATAGCCTGGTGGCATTGGTAGCCTCATTGCATTACAGCCAGACCGGGTTAGGCCGGACATCTTTTGTCGTGACCAGTAAAGGCCTGGAGGTCAAAACCGGCTTTAAGGTGATCGATGCCCGAAGTCTGGTTATCTCCAACAATCTGGACGGCACCATTAACCCCAGTTTCCCCGCCGAGCTGCAACCACGCGATCGCACCCGTATGGCGAGTAAAATTCAGGTGAGCAAAATAGCGGGCAACCTGCGACCGGCGCAGTTGAGCGATTCCGGGCTGAGCAGCCACGGCGCGCCGATTGTCGGCCCCGATAACGTTGTTGAATCCGGTAACGGGCGCTCAATGGGTATTTTGCGAGCCTACGAACAGGGACAGGCGGACAGCTACCGTCAGTACCTGATTGAGCATGCTGGCGACTACGGGCTGAAAGCGGCGGACATTGAGAAGATGGATATGCCGGTGCTGGTGCGCGAGCGCGTCACCGAGGTGGACCGCGCGAAGTTCGCCCGGGATTCGAACCAGTCCGATTTGCAGGAAATGGCCGCAAGCGAAAAGGCGTTCGTAGATGCCGAAATGCTGGACGAGCGGCTCATGGCGATGTTTGCGCCGTCCGAGGAAGGCAATCTGTTAGCCCGTACCAATGACGCGTTTATGCGGTCATTTATGAAGGAGATTGGCGACACGGCCACAGCGGGACTTTTGACCACCGACGGACGGCCAACCAAGCAGCTGATTGACCGCATCCAGAATGCCATTTTTGCCAAAGCTTACAAAGATGAGCGTTTAGTAAAGCTGGTGGCGGAGGAGCCGGACCCGGATATGCGTAATATCCTGACCGCACTCAATACCGCAGCGAGCGATTTTGCCCAGATGCAGATGCTATCCGGCGACGTTCACAAGCAGGCGGTTGACGGGCTGGTGAGCGGCGTGGAGGAGGTGAGCGGGCTGGATAAACAGGCCATCGCCGCGCTACAGGATGCAATAAACCTCGTCCGCCAGGCGAAGGACAGCGGACAGGCAATCGAAGAGGCGATCGCCCAGCAGGGATTGTTTGAGGAGACGAGCAAAGAGGCCGAGGCGCTGGCGCTCTTTATCGTGGCGAACAACCGCAGCGCAAAACGTATCGGCGCAGCCTTCAAAAAGTTGGCGCAGAAAATTAACGCAGAGTTAACCCACCAGCAGCAGGCCTTGGGAGATATGTTTGGCGGCGGTGATTTACTGCTGGTGGACGTGCTCAGCGCCGTTTCGCGTGAGATTGAAGAGGAGTTCGGCGAGGGGAAGGGGCTGAACTTTGCGATGTTTGAATCCGCAGCGGGCGGGGGGATGTCGCCGTAAACTGATTGAAGGCCCGCGCTATGCGGGCTTTTTCTTACCCGACCAAAACACAGAGTCATTACGGTGAAGCCTCCTAACACCACTGAGGCATTCACAATGAGCCAGACTACAGACCCGCGCTGGGTAGCAGAGGCGCGTAAAAATCTCCACGTCCGCGAAATCAAAGGTCCGCAGCATTGCGCGGAAATCCTGCAATACTGGCGCGACATCAAACGTGGCGGTATCAAAGACGATGAAACCCCCTGGTGCGCCGCTTTCGTCGGTGCCATGCTGGAGCGCGTCGGTATCCAGTCAACCCGCTTTGAATCGGCCCGTAGCTACCTGACCTGGGGAACCGAGCTGCGCGAGCCAGTGCCAGGATGTATCGTTGTATTCACCCGCGATGGCGGCGGTCATGTCGGCTTTGTTGTCGGCCAGAACGAGAACCGCGATCTGCTGGTGCTGGGCGGCAATCAGTCCGATGCCGTCAATGTTCGTGCCTTCCCACGCGCCCGCGTTACCGGCTATCGCTGGCCTGCCGGTGAAGCACTTCCGGGTGATATTCGCCTGCCAGTTACCACTGCGCAGAAGTCTACCAGCGAAGCGTGATCCACATGCCCTGGTGTCTGCCGGGGCCTTACTCACGAACGAAAGCCCTCTGGGACCTTGCTGTAGTCCACGTCTGCGTAGGATGCCCGAAACATGGTGTCATCCTTGCCATTCCCGGCAGTTTTAAACGCGCTCAGCACTTTGAGCATCATGCTCTTGAGCTGGTTAATCTCGTTGCCCTGGCGCTGGTTGTAACGTTCTTCCGCTGCGTTGAGCTGGCCCTGAATACGCGTTGCTGTGATAAGCGCATTCCACTCAGCAAGTGTTTTCCCCTGATAAGCCTGATCCGGTTTATCCACAACCTGCGACGGCTCAGGCGCACTATTTGGATTTTTTTCTCTTTCAGAAGAAGCAGTAACTATCTCCTTTTGTGCCTCATCTTGCGCCCCGGCTCCCCGCTTCGCTTTGCGCCCCCCTTCTTTAATGACAATCAGAGCTGACGCGGCTTTCAGAGCAAACACCATTACTTTTTGTTTCAGGCGGCTGACGGTCTTGCGATAGAGGAAAATGGCGAGGCAAAACAGCATGGCTGGGCGGGTAAGAGTGCGGCGGGGG